ATCTCTTACTTCTTTACGATTACTTCCTACAGGAACTTTATTACCTGATTGTTCATCTACCATGCCGCCTTCATCTTTAAGGCCGCCATCTTCAAACATTTCCATTTGTTTTTCCATCATTGGAGTTCCACCTTTATTAAAATCTTTACCAAATTTAAATCCAACAGTACCTTTATTGTCAGGACTAAGGTAAAGTTTACCGTTTTGACCTATTTTTAGAACAACAGACTTTTCGCCTAAATTTATACCAAATCTACCCAGTTCTAATCCTGCATCCCATACTGTATACGTTTTATTGTCGTTTCCTTTAAGATTACCTGCAGGAGTAATTTCTTCCATTTTTGTTTTACTAAAATCTTTACTTATATTTCCCCAAAAAAATGCACTAGAAGGTGCATCTAATATTAATTTTCCTCCTAAACTAAACCCAACTTGCTGTCCTTTTTCATTAAAAATAGGAGCATCATTTTCTTTAGTTGTAGTACTCCATGCACCGCCACTAACATTACCTTGTAAATTTAAATTTTTTGTATTTACTATTGGTATTTCTTTATTTAAATTTATAGATTGCGTATCTAAAGTTTCTCCTCTTCCTAGAGTAGCACTACCACTTATAGTAGGATCTCTAAAAAGACGAGTATACTGTTCTTGTACTGGGCGTACATTACTACGACCATCAAGATTTTCTTCTAAAGGATTTCTGTTAGATTTTAACCCTACTGATTCTGGAGTTACTTCTGCCATTACTTTAACACTTCATCTCTTAATTTTTGCAATCTACGTAGCGTATATATAGAACCTTGCGCTCTGTGTACTGCAATCATATTGTCTGATTGTTCCATAGTACGGTATTGTTGTATTATCAACTCTTCTAAATATTTATTGAAGTTGGCCCATTCCTTGGGGCGGCTGACCAGACCCTTCAGCTTGCTGAGTATTTCCTTGTCCATTGTTTCCACTAAATCCTTGTTCTTGCGGTGATGGTGCTATACCAGTACCTATTGTGCCGCCGCCTGCTCCTGTTGGATCAGCAGGGTTAACTCCTGCAGGTGCAGGTTGTCCACCCTCTTGTGGAGTAGCACCTTCTGGTGCAGGCTGTTGAAAGCCTTTCATTAACTCTGCTTGTATAGCAGCTTCATCCATATTGTTGGTTACTTTGTCAGGGTCTAGTTCCATTGATTTTGCAATTTCACGAATTATGTATTCAAACTTTGCAAATGGTGCTAATGCAGGATTAGATGCTACTTGCATAAACTGCATTAATCTTTGGCTACGAACTTCGTTAGCCATTAAACTTTCTGTGCCTCTAGCTTTAACTTCTAAATCACCTTTAATATCAGGATCATAGTCAAACTGCATATTAAATCTAAACAGTCCTTCGCCTAAAGGTCTAAGTAAATAATCATCTACATTTTTAATAACGTTTTTAATACCGCCACTGGCAGCATTCATTAACATACTAATACCAGAGGCTGTTCTACCTACTCCTGTAACACCTGTTTGTCCATGAGAAAAGCTAGGAAGTCCAGTGCTTTCGTCAGCTAATACTCTAGCCTTGTCAAACAACTGTAAATTTTCTCCTGCAACATTAGGAAACTTTGTACCAAATATTGCTTGACCAGGTGCGCCACCTTGTCTTCTAAATACTTTTCCTGGGTATACAGATAGATCTTGACCAGGTACTAAATTTGTTTCATCTACTTCTATAAGAAGATTACCAGATAATACAGCATTGTCAACAGCCATTCGCATAAAACCGTTCATTAATGTCTGAGTATCATCCATGTTTTCAGCTATACCTACACCAAAGAAACTATATGGGTTAAGTTCATATGGAGCAGCCATGTAAGGTATACGTGCAGGTTTAAATGGATTAACAACCATTCGTAGTAGTTTACCATTACAAATCCAGACGTTAGTTTGTAATTCATCTGTATCTTCTAAGTCATCAGGAATATCAACACCTTGCTCTTTAAGCATTTCAGTATCACACATACCCCAGTACTCTAAAACTTCAAATCTTTCTGACCCATGATCTGGTGCATAATCAGACAGATCATCTTCCCAACTTTCTTTATCGTAGTTTTCGCCCATAGCTATTGCTTCATCAATAACTGCTCCGCGAAAGTATGGTCTTTTTTTAAGTCCACGCATTTGAGTACGAGACATTTTGTGGCGTTCTATGACATACTGTGCCTCATCCATATTGTTTGCATCTGGGTCAGGATAAAAATTCCATACAGACACATGAGATACCTGTGGTATAGTTTTTATTGCAGGATCATACTCGCCATCGTCATTCCAGTTAGGATACTCTTTATCTACTGCAAATGGCCCTTTCATAATACCTGTGCCAAATAAAGCCATTTCAAATGCTGTGCTTCTTAAATGTTTAGATGCATTTGATTCTTCTAATTGGTCTTGTATTTTTTTTTGCATTTTTTTAGCTGCTATCATTGCAGGACTAAATGTAATTGCAGTTGGAGTTTTACCAACTCCCATTTTAAGATTATCAATATCTTTCAGTTTATCTTCGTACTCACCTAAACTGTTTGCCAACGTTTTTTCTGTAGCACCTGCAGGTATTTCTTTACCATCACCTTTAAATCCATATGGATTTACAATTTCATCCATATCAGAGCTGCGTAATTGTTCTGGTTCTTTGGGGTCAAAACTTACGTCAGCTACTACGCCATCAGGTAACTCTGTAGGATCAACAGATAATGGAAATTTGCTGCCTGCAAATAAAACATCTACTATTTGTCCATAAGCAGCTAGTGTTTTAGTTTTAGTTACTTTAATAAATACACGAGACTTTTCTGCTTCAGTAAACTGAACATCAGATCCGTATAAGCCTCTATAGTTACGGTATGACTTTAGCCATCTGTTTTCGTCTTGCTGTCTATAGTCATCTGCTCTATTGTATCTTTCCATAATAAATGGAATAATTGCAGAAACATTTACATCATCTACTACAGACTCTTCTGTGTCATCTAGTGTAACTACTTCATCTTCAATAAATACTTCGTTATCGTCTGCCATTTATTTTCCTTTAATATCCAAATGTTTTATCTGCTATAGACATTCTATTTGTTCTAGCGTTAGTGGGATCGTAATCAAATATACTAAACCTTGGTCTTGACATAATACCATATCTTAGTGCATCGTACAAGTGATCTTCTGAAGTAGTATCAATATCCTCTGGGTTTTTCTTATCTATAGGTAGCGCAGGTAATTGAGCTATCATATTAGTACAGTTACTAAAAAACACAAGTCTAGGTTCTTCTGTGTATTCATCTACCTGTAAACGTCTATGTATTTCGTTTTTACCTGCTACACGAGATCCTTTTGATCTATCTGAGGGTCGCCATCTGCAACCTCGTTGTACCATTTGTTCAGCTAGAGATGGGCCAGTATCACCACGTTTGTGCCATAGTGAGGAGTCAAGTACTCCGTATCTCATTCCACCATCACCAGCTTCTAATTCTAATATCATGTCAGCTAAATCTGTAGCTAATACTTTACTTACATATAGCTCTCTATATACAATAAGCTGTTCATTTGGGGATACAGCGAACCATACAACGCCTGATTTACTTCCGTATCCGTAGTCACATGCTCTAAATCTAACCCAGTTGTTAGGTATATCAAAGGGTTCAACGACATGTACATTCCTATCAAACTCTGTAAATGCTGCACCTTCTTTAATATCCCAATCACCGTCTAGTAACTGTCTACGTTGTTGTTCAGGCAAAGATAGAAGCATTGCTTCGTAGTCACCTTGTTCAGCTAAGTAGGGGTTGTCTTTTAGTCTTGCAGGTATAAACTTTCTTTTAAATAAAGCCTTACCTGCTTTTTCGTGACCTGCTGGATACTTTAACTCTTCTCCTGTTTCAATGTCTGTAGCATTAAATGCTGTATTTACTGAAGCAGGATCTATAAACATTTTCTTTACCCAGTGATGTCCTCTACCTCCTGGGTTGGTAGTAGCCCTCATATATACTGGTAAATCGGTTGCAGTGGATCGTAGACGAGAACGCATGTAATTCCATGCAAATGGTGTGGGCCATTGAGTCAATTCGTCAAAACCTATCCAGCTAAACGCTAGACCCTGATAACGCAAAGCATCATCTTCTCTATCAAGATATGACATCCACAATCTTGCGCCAGATGGTGCGACCCACTGCATCTTTCTTTCTGACCATTTTATTCCAGGCCAGATTTTTGGATACATCTCTTGAGACTTAAATATAAGTTCTCTAAGCTCTTCCGTAGTGTGTCGTAACAACAACCCAGAAAATGCAGGATGCCCCATGTATCGTAACGGATCGGCAAGCATTGCGTAGCTTTTGCCACCCCCTGCTGAACCACCATACAAAACTTCTCTTTCACCTGCTGCAAGAAACGCAGTCTGCGGCCCAGCATTAGGTTTAAATATAACATTATGTTGTTCTTCAAGAGTTTCAATAGGATCTAGTTTATCTATTTCTACTACTTTAGATTGCTCTTGCTTCTTCTTTGCTGCTGTCTTCTTTTGAACCGACTCTTTGGCTTTCAATTTTTTCCGCTTTGGCGATTGCCTCTTTCGCATAGTCTGCCCATCTGCGTAGGCTTGCAGCTTTGTTGTTTCTTCTTTTTTCATTCTCTAGTCTTTTCATTAAACCTACGTGAGATATGTATCTACCTGTGTTACGAGTTAACCATTGAGATACTTCTCTGTACGAATACTGTTTTAAATAACGTTTTGCTATTTCTAATTTATCTAGTTGGTCAGGTATAGGGTTTAATATGCCATTATCTTTTGCGTCTACTTCGTAGCCAAAAGGTATGGTGCGAGAAATCTTAGGTATTGATACCCATTCATTGTCTTCTTTTATATCTGTCGGTTGAGGTAACTTCCATCTACCTAGTGATTCAGTCATCTTCTACCGTATTTTTAGGTGGCATTAACATAACCCCACCTTTAGCTTCTACTTGTACTTTTTCAGTCTTAACAAGTCCAGTACGATCTAGTAACTCTTTAGCTGCTGCCATCTTATCTCGTATGCCTAGTTCAGTAGGATCATATAGTCCACCTACCATAGCCATTGCAGCTTTAGGAGCATTACGAGCCATAAAGCTCTGTGTGCTTTCTAATATTTCTTCTTTCATAGAATTGACAACTTCAGTAGTGCTAGTTGCATCAGAGTATCCAGCTATCTTTTTTGCTGCTACTACATCTCCTCCTGCGTCATCAAATAATACAGATAAAAACTTTTGTTGTCGTTCTGTTAGTTGTCTAGCCATGTAACATTTCCAATGCTTTTTCTTTTGTTTCATCGTTACGTCTAGTCCACCCTTTACCGAAGGTATCAAAGGTAGATAGTTTTTCGTAAAAATTTTGACGTGTATAATGCATTTGTTCTATTATATCTTCTGGGTCTACTTCAGCGACAGCTTGTAAAGTCATCGGGCCTATACCGCCATCTTGCTTTACACCGACTATACGTTGCAACGCTTTAGCTGATCGTGAGACTCCTGAGTTAACAGCCCAGTCAAATACACAAAGATCAACCCCACTAGGAAGTTGATCACACTTTGCTCTATTCCAATAATTCTTTTTATAGATAGGAGCTACATCTTCATGCGTCAAGTCACGCATCTCTTTAGGTGTAGTCTCTCTGCCTACCCATTTGTCATAGACTTTTTTAGTGACACCGTGATTTGTGATGCCACCTGGATCTTTAGGATGATTTACAAATCCACCTTCATGTTCAAGTATTATTTCTAAACACGTACTATAATTACTCATCATTTTTTATTCTTCTTTTTGTTATTGGCTACTTTTGCAAATCCCATAGGTCTATTTTGTTTAGCAAGTTTTTCCTTTTGTTTAGCAGCTTTTAATAATTTGTTATCTATTTTTGCTGTCAGCATTAATTTTGCTCTTTTGTCTTTTTCTTTTGTTCTTTCTTTTTTAAGTCTTGCTACTTCTTTTTTTATTCCTTCAATATCTTTTTTTATCTTTAATGCTGCTGCACCACCGCCAACAGCAGAACCTGCCATTTTTATTAGCGTCTGCCCCTCTAACCTAGAATTTTTATTTCTTTTTGCGGCTATTCTTTCTCCTCTAGTAGGCTTTACACTTAACCTACCTTCTGTGCCAAGAATATTTTTCTTTACACTTACAGGTATCTTTTTACTGTCTGCTATTTTTTTAGCTCCTGGAACTCGCACTCCTACAGTTTTCTTTTTATTAGCTACATTAGACACTGAAGTTGCTGCATCATCTGCTTTTTTACGCATAGCATTTTTTACCTGTCTATTACCGTATTTTTTTATGGCTGCTTGTATACCTTTTTTTGCTATATATTTTACTACTATACCTGCTGCCACTATTGGAAACGCCATTATTTTTTTCCTCCAAAGAACTTAGTTGCAGATCTTATGCCAAATGATGCAGCTATAACGACACCAAGAGAATAGCTATACCATTGCGGTGCTTCTCCTAGTGCAGCAAATCCTGCTGCTGCAATCTCTCTGCCCCAATCCCCACAGAAAGATAAAATAAATGGGCCACTTAACAGCAGTGTCAACCATTCATCTTTCCACGAGTTCTGTGTAGCTTTCATAGCTTCCAGATCCCAGTCTATTTCACCTGTAGCAATCTTTAAATCTTTAGTCGCTTTAGCCTTTTGTACAGCAGTCTTGCCTTCAATCCATGAACCAGCAAGTCCAGCTATAGGGCCAAGTACATTACCTAACCCAAACATTATTTACCACACTGACATTTGTCACAGCAGTTACAAGGCATAGCAAGTATTGCACGTAGAATACGGTTTAGGTAGGGCATCATTCTGCCCCACCTTTTTCTTTTAATACAATACCAAAGATACCGCCTATGATACCTGCCCATGTTAGTATAGGCAAGCTGAACATAAAACCTAGTCCTACACCTGCTAGAGCAAGTGCTAGATAAGTTGTAGGCTCTTTAAGTCTTCCAGTAATCCAATCCATATTTATTCTCCCTATTTAAATGTAATAGCGACACCAATTGACAGGTCACTATATTTAAAGTCTTTGTCTAAAGATAGTTTAGAGTAAGCAGACAGGCTATTACTTAAAGCCATTGTACTCTTTACTGATGCACCAGAAACACTAAAAGAATCTCCGCTTGCATATCCCCAGTCTAACGCTGGTCTAATTGATAGTCTTGAAATGTTTGCAGTTACGCCTACATCACCCGACCACTTTTTAGTTTTAATGCCGTACTCTACAGAAGCATCAGGTTTAAACATTGACATAATGCCACTCTTTATAACGCCTTCAGCCTGTGCTGACATCGCTGTTAGTGTAACGATAGCACCTGCAAGAAATAACTTTCTCATATTATCATCCTCCGAATCCTGTTAGTCTTCTAATTTCACCACGAGATATTCCTAGATCTTGTAGTTGTCTTTCTGTCATACTCATTAAAGTGTAGTATGCAGCTCTATTTTCCATGTATACATGGTATTTTTCTAGTAGTTTTTTAAACATAGTATAACTCCTTTATGTACATACGTCAGTACTATTGACTGGCTAGTAAGTTATACCATATCTAGTTATAACATAAAAGAGATAATATTGCAACCCCGTTATGCATTTTTATTTAACCTTTGTACGAAGCACCTGCTTTAACATAACCGCCATGTTT